GACAGTATCGCTGTTACCGCCCAGACCAAGAAGCTCAAGGCTAAGTGGACTCCAGAGTTAGGACAGGATCTTAACGCTTACCACAACCTTGATGCAGAGGTCGAGCTTACAAGCATCCTTTCGGAGCAGATTGCTCTTGAAATCGATCGCGAGATCCTTGCGGACCTTGTGAATGGTGCTACAGCTTCTACCTACTACTGGTCGCGTTCTCCCGGTCTCTTCTTGAACCGTGAGACTGGTGCTGAAATCGGTGCTGCTTCTGCTGCTCCCGACTTCACAGGTACTGTGAGCGAGTGGTATGAGACACTCATTGAGACAATCAATGACGTTTCTGCCCAGATCCATCGTAAGACTCTGCGTGGTGGCGCTAACTTCCTCGTCTGCGGACCTGAAGTTGCAAACATCCTTGAGTTCACCGCTGGATTCCGTGCTAGTGTTACTGCTGATGACGAAACCGGCTCTGTCGGTGCTGTTAAGGTCGGTAGCCTGTCCAAGAAGTTTGACGTCATTGTTGACCCATACTTCCTGCGCAACGTGGTTCTCGTTGGTCGTCGCGGATCCTCTTTCCTTGAAAGCGGATATGTGTACGCACCTTACGTCCCACTGCAGACCACACCTACCATCTTTGGACCAGAGGACTTCGTGCCCCGTAAGGGCGTGATGACTCGCTATGCCAAGAAGATGGTTCGTCCGGACCTCTACGGTCTAGTGGTTATTCGCGGTCTTATCGGTGAAGCCGGCGCAACTAGCTAAACACTAGTAGCAATATAAATGTAAAGCCTCCGTCTTTTGGCGGGGGCTTTCGTTTGTCCGAAACTACTTACCTGTGAGCCCTTCGGGGCTTGTATTATTTTATGATATGATTATAAATGGAGGATTATAAAATGGGAACAAAAAGAGTAGGCTTGGCTAGAACCCAAGCATTGATTCAGAATTTAAAGAGAGATCTATCGATGAACGCTAGTAATCTCAAAGATGTTAATATTAAGCGACGAGTTATCGATCTTGACGCTGCTACATATGCCGTCGCTGCCAACGAAAGTGGAACAATTTTCACTTTTGATGGAACAGCATGCACGGTTACGCTACCCCAGGCCGCGGTAGGTCTGGAGTATACATTTGTTTTTGCGGCCACAGCGGTGAGTTCGATTATTACGACTCAGACCGCTGACGGCTTAGCTGGAGCCTTGCTCACTACAACTGCTGCGTTTAATAGTAGTCAGCTGACCAATACAACGACTGTGATCGATTCATGGGCTACAACGATAGACACCATGACCTTTAATGGAACGACACAGGGGGGTCTCGTGGGATCCCGAATCCATGTGGTTGCCGTATCGGCGACGATGTGGCAGGTGACTGGAACCAATATCGGTTCTGGAACTCTCGTCACTGTGGCTTCCTGAGTTAGCTCACAATAATTAAAATATCTTTATATTTAATCCCCCTTTCTTCGGATTGGGGGATTTTTTTTGAAAATGACGATCTGCTCATTTTTTCGCCCCCAATTTTTTGAGATTTTCGCTTTTTTGCTTTCTTGAAGACTAATTAGTTAGAAGCACTATGGAGGGCTTATTTATGGGAACAAAAAGAGTCGGCACCGCAAGACTGCGTGTACTAATACAACAAATAACTGCCGAAACTTTAATTAAATTTAATATTTTACCTTCTACTAATGGAGGAGCAGAATTAGGATCCGCATCCAGCCGGTTCGCTAATATTTATTGTCAGGATTTAAATCTTGCCAATGAAAGAGGAGATTATACTATTATCGAGGAAGAAGAACATCTTTCAATAAGAAACAACAAAAACGGAAAGCTATATAAGTTGTTAATGGAAGAAATCGAAGAGGAGGAAAAATAAAATGCCACTTTCAGTTTCAAGCTCTGCAGGTTCAACAAGTTACGGTTCCACATCCATGTCAGGCTCCAGCGGATCAACTCTATCCGGTGCCGCATGGCCCGTCATGAGCAGTACTGGTTCCTACCCTAGTCCTACTACTGGAGCGATGATGATGGTAAGCGGCTCGGATTGTTATGATCTTTACGTTTATGTTGAATCTCCATCCCCAGCCCGGTGGGTTCTGGTGACAGGCAGCTGCTGACTTCGGCGGTATAACTTGCTTATATAAGCTTTATAAAAAAGAACATGGGCTCAACTATTGAGATTTTCGCTTTTTTAGACTAATTACTACATAAAACAGGAGTTTTTTATGGGCAAGAAAAGAAGAATACTTACAACCAAAAAGTTTAACACAAAACACTCGGCGCACCCGAGAATGAAGATGGCAGCACATCAAAACACAGAAGATGAGCCCACAGACACTTCTTCAGCTGAAAGTGTGAGCGTTATAGAAACACTGTCGCCCCCGGAAATTGTAGTTGCGCCGCCAACTTTGACACAAGAAAAGGTTGAGACAAAAACAGCCACACCGACCGTAAAGAAGACAGCCGTACCTAAAACAAAGAAAACAACAACACCTCGCAAAAAGACAACTACAAAGTCTACTACGCCGAGAAAAAGAACAACAAAAAAGAAAACTACATCGGCTACCGCATAAATAAGCTTTGTTTTAACTAAGGCCCTATAGTTGTGTAGGGGTTTTGTTTCCCGCATTACTACTTATAATGAGGGAGATTTATTTAATGCCGACCAATTTAAATCCAAGATCGCAAACTAGCGCAATTGTATTAACTTCTACAGGTTCAGCCGCCCAAGTGGCGCAAGCGTGCCCATTTGGCGTATATAATGCGTCGATTCCGTTTTTGAGCGGCGCCTCATTGCAGGTTAATTACATTTATAAGAAATTGGGGGGCGATGTTGTTGATATCGAGCTGACTCCTGGAAATGTGTATGCGGCATACGAAGAGGCGGTTTTAGAATATTCATATATTGTGAACCTTCACCAGGGAAAGAATGTCCTTTCCTCGATTTTAGGATCGCAAACAGGAACGTTTAACCACAAAGGCGATCGTACTTCGGGCCCGGTGAGTGCGAGTCTTCAATATCCTCGGTTTTCATTGGGCTATTCACGCCGAGTAGGCGATGGCGCCGCCGCCGCAGGAGGCATGGGGGGCACTATCCCTCAATATTCGGCCTCGTTTAAGACTGTTGCCGGCCAGCAAGACTATGATATTCAAAAAATCATTAAAGCAGCATCAGATAGCGGCACTAATGATGCGGGAGTTCCCGTCCCTTATTCGGGCAAAGTCGGCAATAAGCGCGTTCTTATCACCAAAGTTTTTTATGTCTCCCCTCGCGCCATGTGGCGATTCTTCGGCTACTACGGGGGTATTGGAGTGGTGGGCAACATGTCTACTTATGGACAGTTTGCGGATGACTCTACTTTTGAAATTATCCCCACATGGCAAAATAAAATGCAAGCGATTATGTATGAGGATTCAATTTTTACACGCACGTCTCATTATTCATACGAGATAATTGACAACAAGTTGAGATTGTTTCCAACGCCCAGCGCGTACGGGTTTGATGACTTTAATGATCGGATGTGGGTAAAGTTCTATGTTGATCTTGAGCCGTATCAGACAGGATCCTACGATACCGGAATCCAGGGAGTCAATAACCTCAATACCGTACCGTTTACGAATCTCCCCTATCAAAATATAAATTCAATGGGCAAACAGTGGATCCGAAAATATGCTTTAGCGCTCTGTAAAGAAATGCTAGGGCAAGTTCGTGGTAAGTTTACAACGGTTCCTATTCCGGGAGAAAGCGTGACTTTAAATTATGCCGATCTTTTAAGCCAAGCCAAGGAAGAGCAGACCGAATTGAAAGAAAAGCTTGTAGAAATGTTAAAGGAAACAGAATATCCAGCGCTTGCCAAGCAGGACCAGGAGTTAACCGATGCTGCCAGCAATGTGCTTAAGGTAACACCGTTGCCTATTTTTGTAGGGTAATCAATAGATGTCTGATGAATGGAAAAGACCGAAAGCGCCCCCGCCGCCGTTATTTCTTGGCAAGAAAGAGCGAGATTTAGTAAAACAGGTCAACGATGAATTAATTGAAAAAGTTATTGGCCAGCAGATTCTCTATTATCCTATTGACCTTGAGACCACCAATTTTAATGAGCTTTATGGAGAAGCGATTGAGAAAACATATTTACCTCCCGTGCGTATTTATGCTCTTATAGAATTCACTGAATATTCTACGTCTTATATGGAAAATGCCGGGATTGATAAATCGTGGGAGATTGCTGTCCACTTCCACAGGCGCCGGCTTGTCGAAGATCAGAATTTATATGTGCGAGAAGGAGATTTTGTATTGTACGGAGATTTTTTCTACGAGATAGTAAAACTATCAGAGCCGCGCAAGCTGTTTGGGCAAGTCGATCACAGCTTCGAGATTTCAGCCACATGTAAACGAGCAAGAAAGGGGTTATTCGATGCTACCTGATAATTTTGATTGGGCACTTTTGCCGACTGGAAGTGCTAACTACTCCCTCAGTGAAATTGGAATGCTTAGTTCTACTTTGGAGGATATTGATGCCACCATGGTCGCTTGGATAAAAGATTTAGAATTATCGGCTATAACCAATGAGGGCTTTAAGGAAACTCCGGTGCTGTGGCAGGCTCCCGAACGCGCGTATCAGATTAAGCACGATAAAGATTTGAGAGACGATGCTGGCGCACTTAAGCTCCCTTTGGTTAGCGTAGAAAGAACTGCTGTCACCAAGGACCCTACGCGCAAGGGAGGGTTTCAGGCACATATATATTCCACTAAGAAGAATGGACGATCCGGACGCTTGGTCATAGCGCAAAAGATAGTGCCTCAAAAAACTCAAAATTTTGCGATCGCGACGGGAACACGAAGTGTTTTAAAGAAAAGCAAGCAGAAATATTATCCGCGCGTTAATCAAAAAGTGGTTATCAAGTCATTGTCTGTTCCTATCCCGGTATACGTCAATATCGATTATAAGATTATGCTTAAGACCGAATATCAAACTCAAATGAATGATCTGGTGGCTCCCTTTCTTACTCGGACCGGCCAAATAAACGCGTTCATAATGAGGCGGAATGGCCACCTTTACGAAGGCTTTATTGACCAGAATTTTGCCCATAACAATAACGTGAGTAACTTGGCAGAAGAAATGAGAATGTTCCAGACCGAAATCACCATTCGCGTCTTGGGACACCTTATAGGAGAGGGCGCAAATGATGATCGCCCCCTAGTGCGAATAGACGAAAATGTCGTGGAATATCAATTCCCCCAGGAATCTACAGTGCCTACTGGCAATCTGAGTTTTTGGGAAGACTAGTTCCTGAAGTGAAAAAGCGCTTTTATTAGGATTCGTGAAGCTTTTGGAGATTAAAAATACTATTTAAACTATGATTGAGACATCAATTAAGTCATTTTTCAAAAGAGGAACAATATAATGTCGGTGAGTAGCTTTAAATTTGTATCTCCTGGGGTGTTTATTAACGAAATAGACAACTCTTTTATTCCTAAGTCGGCGGACACCATAGGTCCCGTCATCATCGGCCGCGCCCCTCGCGGTCTTGCCATGCAGCCGACCGTAGTTGAATCTTATTCGGAGTTCGTAGATGTGTTTGGGGGAACTGTCCCCGGTAATGGAGGCGGTGATATATATCGCGACGGAAATTTCCAGTCGCCTATGTACGGAACATATGCTGCTAAAGCTTTTTTAGCTTCTAACGTGGCCCCGGTTACATATGTGCGACTTTTGGGTACTCAGAATACAAATGCTACTTCAGACGGATATGCCGGCTGGAGAACACTCAAAACACCAGCTACTACACAAATTAGTCAAAATGGTGGCGCCTATGGCATGTTTGTTTTCGCTTCAGGATCTAACAATGCTATGGGGAATGGAAAGCTTGCCGCTATTTGGTACGTAGACACATCAGCCTCCGTTTTCTTGAGTGGTACTCTTCGTGGTGGCGGAAGTGGAAGATCTACACTCGCCGACGAGCGCTCTCAGAATGAAGCAGGCGTTGGAATGGTTATTGGTTCCGATACCACTGGGCTCTATACTGTATTGATAACGGGCTCTAAAGGAGAAAAAGAAACAATTCGATTTAACTTCGATGATAGTTCTGAGAACTTTATTCGTAAGAAGTTTAATACTAACCCTCAATTGGGAAATGCTGGAGCAACTAATTTTTATCCCGCCCATTCCAAGAAGCTTTATTGGCTTGGCGAAACGTTTGAGCAAGAATTGCGAGAAGGAGTAACAGATAGCTTAACTGGCGGTGGTACCGATCTTTCGGCCGCAGAGACGCAGGCTGTGATACTTCCGCTTGGCTCGGGGTCGGGAGATAACCAGCCCTATAAGATGAATGGCATTGACTATAATGAGGCTGTCGCAGGATGGTTCATCGGACAGGATACCGGCGCCCCAACAGATTATCAGCCCACCAGCGGCCAAAAGCTCTTTCGCCTTAAGGGCCGCGGCCATGGAGCATGGCTGAACCGCAATGTTAAGGTTTCGATTGCTAATATTCGATCTTCTACTACCACCGTGAGTGATTACGGAACGTTCTCTATTATTCTTCGCTATCTTAAAGATACGGATAACAATATTCAAGTTATGGAGCGCTTTGATAATCTCACGCTAGACCCTGCTTCTCCGGATTTTGTCGCACGACGAATCGGCGATATGTATACGGCATGGCAAGAGCCAGATCGAGAATTGCGGGTGTATGGAGAATATCCCAATAAATCTAAGTTTGTTTATGTGGATATGAATACTGACGTTGAAGCAGGCGCCACCGATCCAGCCCTCCTTCCATTTGGATATTACGGCCCTCCACGTTTTAGCACTATTAGCAACTGGGTTGGCCTAACTGGCTCTGGTGGAGGCGCAGGTGTAGATGCTGAGCGATACCTCGCTGTTAAAAATGCCTATGTTTATATTGACACCCAAGGCGCCGTTGGAACGCGCGTCACCGCCTTAAGTGGGACTATCGGTGGCCTTCAGGCAAACTATCTCTCTGGCGGTGTTCGCTTGACCGGCAACGGCAATAGTGCAGGATATCCCGGCACTGGCGGCAACCTGAGACTGCTGACAGCCTCTCTAATCTTCCCGCGTGATCGCTTACGGCTCTCGGCTTCTGATGGAGGTTTCTCGCAACAGACAGACGCTTATTTCGGCTTCTCTAGTACTCGTTCACAAACTAGTACGCGCCCCGACGCTAGTCTGGCAGACGCTCATCGCCTATGGCTTACTAATCTTAACACGGATCCCGTTGGGTCTAATATTTCCGGAGTAGATTCTTATTCTTACATCTTCACAATGGATGATATTCAGTACTTCTCCAGCGACGGAGGATACGCTTATATCTCAGGATCTCGTAAGTTGGGCGTCAGTTATACCGCTGTCGGAGGAAATAGCTATAGAACTCTTCTGGATACAGATATTAACAAGTTTACAGCCCCCTTCTGGGGTGGCTTCGATGCGTTAGACATTAAGAAGCCAGATCCCTTCTATAATGAAGGAATTAGGGCCACAACGACGAGCCAAGAGAATAGCTATCCCTATAATACTTTCAAGAGAGCTATCGATACAGTATCTGACCCAGAGTTCATCAATATGAATCTCATGATCACTCCCGGTCTGACTAACAAATCTCTTACAACGCATATGATTAACGTATGTGAAGAGAGAGCAGATTCTTTGGCTATAATTGATTTGCCGGATGTATATATTCCTCCTCATGAGAAATATTACGCTAGCAAAGCATCTCGTATAGGCACAACTCCTACTACAGCTGCCAATTCGCTGCGCGATAGAAGAATTGACTCTAGCTATGGTTGTACATTTTATCCATGGGTTCAGACTCGCGACGAAGCAACCGGCCAGCTAGTCTGGATCCCGCCCTCTGTAGCGATGTTGGGGGTCTTAGGAACGTCTCAGGCTTCTACTGATGTTTGGTTCGCTCCCGCTGGTTTTAATCGCGGAGGATTGACAGATGGAGCTGCTGGAATTCCAGTGGTCAATATCACCGAAAGACTAACGTCGAAGAACAGAGACACACTTTATGAAAATAGAATCAATCCAATCGCCTCGTTCCCTTCTAGTGGCATTGTGGTGTTTGGTCAAAAGACACTCCAAGAGCGTCAATCGGCACTTGACAGGATTAACGTGAGAAGACTGGTGATTTACTTGAAGAAGCAGATTTCCATCTTGGCTACGCAGGTGCTATTTGAACAAAATGTGGAAGCAACATGGCTAAGGTTCAAAGGCCTCATCGAGCCCTTCTTGTCCAATGTTCAAATTCAGTTTGGTATTACCGATTTCCGCCTGATTCTTGACTCGTCGACCACTACACCAGACCTTATCGATCAGAATATTCTATATGCTAAGATTATGGTGAAGCCCGCGCGCGCTATCGAGTATATCGCGATTGATTTTGTGATTTCGTCTACAGGCGCATCTTTTGATGATTAAAATCATCTAACTACTAATTAAAAATATATAGGAGTAATACATTATGGCATTTTGGACCCAAGCCATGGACAGCACTCAGGCTGACCCAAAAAGAAAATTTAGATTTACTGTACATTTCAATAATATTGATGATGGTGATGGAAACGGGGGCGTATTGTGGTATGCTAAAACATGCTCTAAGCCCGCTTTTAGTCTGAGCGCTACGGAGCACAAGTATTTGAATCACACCTTTTATTATCCGGGCTCCGTCACGTGGCAGGATGTTACTCTTAGCTTGGTCGACCCGGTGAATCCAGATATGACTGTGACAGTTGCTCAGATTTTAGAACAGTCTGGATATGTTATTCCCGGCGGCACAACGACCGCCGGCCTCGCCACCATCTCTAAAGGGCAAGCTGTGGGCGCCCTTGGACAGATAACCATTCAGCAATTTAATGGACAAGGCGAGGTTATTGAGACTTGGACGCTCTGGAACGCGTTCATTACGGAAGCAAAGTTTGGAGATCTGGAGTATGGCTCCGATGAATTAGTCCAGCTCGATCTTACTCTCAAGTATGACTGGGCCTCTCTAGATACGAGCAATGGTGGCAAATCGGCGCTCAATTCCGCCGCCGGCGCACAGTCAGCTTTTAATCTTTCGTGAGATAAATATTTTAACAATAGCAGATAGTGGTGCTATAATAATATAAACCTAGAGGTGTAAATTGTCAAGAAATAAAGATCGCTTGGGTAACCATCAGGTCCAAGCGGCAGATCCGGCGCCCAATGCGCTACACGGTGAAAACGAGCCATTTTCATTTGTCGTTCCCACTGAATTTGTAGAGCTGCCTTCCCAGGGAAGGTTTTATCATGAGCAGCATCCGCTTCATAACGAGGCTACCATTGAAATCAAACAGATGACTGCCAAGGAAGAGGACATGCTTACATCGAGAGCACTCCTTAAAAAGGGAGTGGCGCTCGATAGAGTGTTTCAGAGCCTTATTGTCGATAAGCGCATAGACGCGTCCTCATTATTGGTTGGGGACCGGAATGCCATCATGGTTGCGGCCCGCATTTCAGGATATGGAAACGATTATACCACTCAAATTACGTGCCCTCAGTGTACTACGTCAGAAGAGCATTCCTTCGATTTGTTTGATGTGGGTCTTACCCCAGGAGATGTTAGTGAAGAGCTGGGAGTTCAAGAAGTGGGAACTGGAGTATTTTCGGTGGTGCTTCCTAAAACTAAGTTTGAAGTAATATTCCGACTTTTGTCGGGTCAAGACGAGAAAGCTTTGATGTCGCAAATTGATAATGCTCGTAAGAAAAATCGCGAAGAGAACACCATAACTAGACAATTGCGAATGATCACATTGGCCATTAATGGAGATGACTCTCCCCAGGCTATTAATTTCTTTGTTAACAATGTGCCTTCTTTGGATGCCCAGCATCTCCGTACGGCATATACATTGGCCACCCCTAATATAGATCTTACACATTATTATTCGTGTAACGAATGCGGATATGAAACCGATTTGGAGGTTCCGCTTACGTCGGACTTTTTTTGGCCTAAACGATGAATATATGAAAGGAGTGTATGAGCAGTTCTTCTTTTTAAAATATCATGGAGGCTGGTCATTTAGCGAAGCGTATAATCTTCCTGTAGGTTTGCGAATGTGGTTTGTTGATCGCTTAATTACGCAACTTAAGAGAGAAAAAGAAGCAGTAGATGGAGCCACTTCGGGCCCGGGCTCAGGAACCACTCAAGAGCTGACAGCGCAGAATCAGCCGCCGCCCCCCGCCTTTATGCAGCGCCAGTGACATCACTGGCGTTTAGTTTTTTTTATATAAAACTATTTACTTGTACAGCTACATCATCGTCATGGAGCGCTCCTTGAATGGCAAAAGATACAGAACAAAAAGCACTAGAATTACAATTAGCTCAGCAGCTCAAAGCTGCGCTTAAAGATCAAGCAGAGCTATTAAGGCAGATCAACTCTTTAACCGAGAATCAGGTTAATGCGCTTAGGACACGTACAGATCTAGGGCAAGAAATTGTTGGTCTCTTGGATCAAAGGTCTAAACTCCTCAGAGAGTCTATAACACATGACGAAGAAGCAGTTGCGGCCGCACAACGTTATTTGGAGAAGGTTCAAAAGCTGGGAAAGAGCATAGCCGAAAATAATCTTAGGCGCGAAGCACGAAGAGATCTTCACCAGAAAAACATAACTTACTACCAAAAAGCCATTAAACTAGGCGCTACGAACAGCGCGGAACTCTCAAAGGCTCTCACTAAAGAGCAAGGGAAGCTGAAAACCCTTGATAAACAAGAAGCCGCGCTCGGTCGCGTCCATGCGCGCATTAAAGATACTCTTGGGCCAATTCATAAAATGGCAGATGGGCTACGGGAAGGCTGGGAGGCAGTGAAGGCCGGCCCTGCCACAGTAGCGGGCCTCTTCGCATCGTTAGCGGTAGGGCCGATTATGGGCCTTTTAAACAAGGCATTTAGCATGCTTAAGCGCTCTGTTATAGATGTCTTCTTCGCAATTGATAATGTGACTCACGCTTTTCAACGAGCTACCGGTATGGGCGAGAAATATAACGATGGCATGATACAGACATTTGACGTTGCGAGAAAATACGGCATCACAATGGAAAACCTGGGCGCCCAATATGAAAGTTTAATAGCCAATGTCTCAGATTTCTCACTAGAGACTGAAGCTGCAGGCCGTCGCCTCGCAGAAACGGGCGCTTATTTGGAAAGGGTGGGCATCCAAGCAGACGATTTCGCCAAGGGAGTTCAAAACTCTATGAAAATGTTTGGCCAGAGCATGATGGGGGCCGAAGAAACAGCAAGAGAGCTTCTTGAAACTTCCAAAGCGTTAGGAATTCCCCCCAAGCAATTGGCTGCTGATTATGCTAAAATGGGGGGCTCCTTGGCTAAGCTAGGTCGCGACGGACCCCAAGCCTTTAAAGAATTAGCGCGCGTCTCAAAAATCACTGGTCTTGAAATGGAAAAAGTACTTCAGATCACTAATAAGTTTGACACTTTCGAGGGCGCCGCCACCCAAGCTGGCCAACTAAACGCGGCCCTTGGTGGGAACTTTGTCAACGCGATGGATATGATGATGACCACTGATCCAGTTCAGCGTTTTGAGCAGCTGCGTGATGCTATTTCGAATACTGGCTTAGAGTTTGATGATATGTCGTATTATCAGAAACAATTTTATACTAACGCAATGGGACTTAGTGACGTGGGGGACTTAGCCTTAATGATGTCGGGCAACATGGACATGATGTCTGGCGCCACTCAGAAAAGTGCCGCCGATTATGAGGAGCTAGCCCGACAGGCTGAAGCCACAATGAGCTTGCAAGAGAAGTTTAACGCATTTTTGGCAGATCTGGCACCAATCTTAGAAGACTTGATGGACAAAGCGCACGAATGGATGGATGATCTTCGAGATAATGATGAATTGATAGAGCGTGTTCGGAAAACGGTTGTCACGCTCGCCAAGGGTCTCGAATGGCTCGCGGAAAATTGGGAGTACGTACTTGAACTGATGTGGAAAATCCCCACCGCTATTATCACTGTTACTGGACTTTTCAAGGCCATGAATCTTATGATCGCATGGCAGAATCGACTTAATATTGCTAAAATCGCCAAAAGTCCCGCACTAGTTGGCGCCATGATTGCGGAATCGGAGGCCGCGGCAATCCAGGGAACTACGATGGGCGGCGCCTCTATTGGAGTAGGAGCGTTTGGCGTGGCCATGGCCATCGCCGGCATCGCCATCGGGGTGGTGGTCGCTAGTTTGGGATATTTGATATCGAGTTTTGCGGACTTATTTGAAGTAATGTCGGTGGAAAATACGAAAGCTTTTGGATCTTTTGTGTCGAATATTTCCACTATAGACACCGGTTTCGCGGCCCGTAACTTACAGAAACTTATTGACCCGCTAAACAAGATATCGAAAGCTATTAATTCTTTAGATTTGGATAATTTGGTCAACATGAACACGTTGCTAACAGAATTAGATGAAGGTCTAACGGTAGACACGCCGGGATCCAAAACTTTAGGAAACGTCCTCCACAAGACAAGCACTGCTTTAATGGGCACCCCTGTTCAAAATATACGCGCCCTGACAGATACTATGCGCGCCGCCGAAATGGCCGCTAAGGCCGCCGACATACTTGTGCGCAGCGGAGGCTCTGTGGGTTCCGGCGCACCCCCTGCGGCCGGCGGCGGCAACACGCTTCCGCCCAATACTTCGCTGGGAACGGTCAAGCTGACATTTAACAATCCTCTTTTCCGGGAAAAGGTTGTTGCGATCGCTACCGATACGTACGGTCAGATAAAAGTTCAAGAGCAGGTCGAGAAGACGAGCCCGTAGATAGAACAACACAAGGTAAAAACAACTTATGGCAAACCAAAACGATCTTTTGAAATTTAACGCAAGGCGCTTTGGTGTGGCCCATCCGCGTACTAAAACCAATAAAAATCCGAGAGCCAATAGTGAAGCTTATACAGCTGCGGATGATGCCTATGCTAACAAGGGCATGGAGTTATTGTTCGAACATGTGCCATCGGGAAAATTAATAAATTTTAAAGCTTTTATAACCTCATATAATGAAAGTTTTGCGCTCGATTGGGCTTCTGAAACGGTTCTCGGGCGCCTTGATCCGTTGTATATGTTTAAGCAGACTACGCGCAGTATAACATTGGGCTTTAAGATGCCCGCATCTACTACGGGCGAGGGCTTTGAAAATGTATATCGACTAGATAGGCTCCGGAGTTTTGTATATCCTTTGTATGCGGATTCTACGAATGCGCTTAGCATCTCGGAATCCCCGCTTGTGCGTATTTCAGTGTTAAACCTGTTAACAGATGGCACCGCCAGCCGCACTTACAATCAACTGTTTGGGACCTTAGCCCAATCAGCTCAAGGCGCCAAACTTCAACATGGCGCCCTGGCTATCATTAAAAATATAAATACTAATTTTAATCTCGGAAATCATGCGGTTTTTGAAGCTGGTTCCCAGCTGGAAGGCCTTTCAATCCGCGGTATTATTCCTCAGTTTATAGAGGTGTCGATAGATTTCACTATAATTCATGATGACATGTTGGGCCACCTGAAGGGGCGTTCTACTCCCGGTGTTTATGGATTTGATTGGGAAAACTCTACTGCGGTCGATTCACGAACGCTCAAAGCCCAGCGCGCCGCTGGGGCCACCCCTAGTGCCTATCAGGCAGCGGTTGCCAAGTCCCAAGGCCAGGAGTCCGCTGTGCAGGCCGGCACCGACGAGAGAGCTGCCGCTGGAGCTAGAAAACTTATTCGACTCGATGGGAGCATGCGCAACCGCTGGAAAACCTCTTCTCGCAAGATTCGTGGCGAAGATTCTTCGGTGGCAGAAAACAGGTCCTGGTCATTTGGCGATATGTTTAACAAAGGAAGCCAGAAGGAAAAAGTTAGTGAGGCCGTCGCTGCGCAGCCACAGCCTGTAGCAGCTGCTTCAAGCAGAGGGATCCCACTAGATTACATCGCGCCGTCATAT